AACGCGACGAGGGGGCAGCGAGTTGCTGCCCCCTCGTCAATTGGCTCAGATGCCGGTGACCGTCGCGAACGCTGCCGGCCGGGTGAACACCAGGGCTGCGCGCATGTCGGCGCGCACGGCCTGCTTACCCTCGATGAAGAACGTCGAGTGAGCGTTCGTCACCTGCACCTCGACGCCACGCCGGACGGCGAGCAGCGAGTAGTTGGTGAAGTCGCCGACCACGGCGGTGTTCTCCGTCTGAGCGTCGGACTCGATCGGACGTAGGCCCCAGATCGATGCCGGCCCGGGCTCGTTCGGGTTGCCGAGGATGTAGATGCCGTCGGCGGTGCGAGTCAATCGCAAGTCCTGCCAGTCGTTCGGGTGGAAGATGACAGCACCAGGCATGGCCCGACCAGTCACCCTCACCTTGGTCGCAGCCTTGAGGATGGCATCGAACACCGGGTCGGCGCCCTTGGCCTGGGTCTGGATACCCACGACGTTGTTGATGCCACGCAAGTTGGGGGCCGTGCCGTTGCCGGTCAGGATCTGTGAGTCGAGACGCTGGCGCAGCATGAACGGAAGACGACGATCGAGGTACGCCTGTGCGGCGGGCTCGTCTTCGAGTTGCTCGTCGGTCACGGGAACCCACACACCGACCTTGCGGACCGTGGAGGTCTGCTCGGTCAGAGCGAACGCAGCCTCGCCGTAGGTGCCGCCCTCGGCGACCTCGGCGGCGTTGTTCGTGAACGTGGTCTCCTCCATGTACACGTACGCCGACTGCGAGGTCGGGTCCACCGGGATGATGTCGGTCACCTGCACCGGGCGGGTGGCGATGTCAACGAGGAGACCGGAACGGGTCGTCTCGGGTGCCCATCCGGCCGTTGTCGTCATCAGTGTCTTGAACTCGATGTCGAGTTCGCTCGACGATCCCTTGTCTGTGTACGCGGCCGACTTCACGAACTGCTCGCCGAAGGTGCCCTTCACTGCCGGGGCAGTGGCGGGGGCGTCGTCTTCGGGGATGTCGCGCGACATGTCGTAGGCGCGCTTGATCATCGCCAGGTCGGTCTGCTTCACGCCGAGCTCGGTGAGGTCTGCGTTCAGTTCGCGGACCTTTCCAACGACGTCGTCGGCCGACTTGAAGCCGTCGACCTTCGAGAAATCGATGCTCTCGCCAGCTTGGGCGAAGATGTCGGCGAGCTGCTTGCGACGCTCGGCGATCTTGCCTTCGACTTCTTTGAGTTCTGGGAATGTGGTCATGATGTGACTCCTTGTGAGATGGCGACAAACCGCAGGTATTCCCGTGCGGCTTCGTCTGTGTCGGCCGCAGGGGGCGGGTTATCCGACTCGGGGGTGTTCGGTTCGATCAGTGACTTCAACGACTCGCAACGCAACCCGAGGTCACGCAGCAGGTCCGCCGAAGCGGTGCTGATCGTCTTGCCTTTCTCTGTGCGGAGAGCCACGACTTCCGCTGCCCTGACGGCGAGCCCGTCAACGGAGGCCAAGACCTGCGCTGCGTGCTCGGAGAACGTGCCCTTGCGGGCGTATGCGACGGTGCGGACCACTTCGGTCTGCTCGTCGGCGAACGTGACGGTGCCGGCGTCGACGGTGTACGCGACCTGCACCAGATCGGATGACTCATCGGTCTCGACCGACACGATGGCGTACCCCTCGTCCGGATCGAAATCTTCGACGTACACGTAGGTGGAGTCGTCGCCCCAGCGCTCCTTGGCGGCGGCGCGCAGCGCGTCACGGCTGATCGAGACCAGCGCCTTCGTGGACAGCGTCGTGGTGTCGATCCCGGCGCCCATCAGCACCGGGGACACTTCCTTCACCCGGACCTTCTCGATCACCCGGACCTTGCGGCCGTCGACGGTGTCCTTGCGTGACACGACATCGGCGAGCGAGTACGACCACTCCTGCAGATCCGACTCCGACAGTTCCTTCACGGTCTCCCAGGTGTCGCGGCCGTGCGTCGTGTTCAGGAAGAACCGGCCCTTCATGACGGCGGTGTCACCGACCTCGTGGATCGTGCCCTTGCCGACCGGAAGCAGCCCTTCCCACGACTTGTGCCCGTACGCCGAGATCACCACAGGTGCGCCCTCGGTGAACGCACCCTTCACCGTGACGTCGCCGTCGAGGTCGACCACATCGAAACGCGAGAACACCGCCTCGATCTCGCCGAGGTCGGCGTTCTTGATCGTGATGTCCGTGAGGGACTTACGCATGATGACCCTCCTTAGGGACGTCAGGGTGCGAACGGTGCCGGCGTGGCACCGCCGGTTCCGGGCTCTTGCAGTTGCACGCTGTACAGGCCGCTGTGCTTGCCGGTCAGTCGAGACAGGTCGTCGGCCTCGACGGCGTCGATGACGGCGTCGGGCTCGTAGCCGGCGTCGACGAGCGCACGAATGGTGGACGCCGCCATCTGCAGAATTTCGGCGGCGTCCTTGCGGTCCTCTTTGAGGAATTCGACGTCGCGTGCGTCGTACCACAGGCGGGCGCCGGACGGCACGTCGATGATTGATGCCAGCGCACCAGCAGCAGAGCGCCACAGCGGGCGGATCGTCATGTCACCAAATTGGCGTTTCGCTGCCCCGTAGTTGCCGGAGTTCAACGACGAACCCTGCATCCCCTCGGACAGTCGGGCGATGATCGCACCGACACCAGCAGCGGCAGCGATGCGTGTCTCGCCGGCGCCTTGGACGGCCTTGAAGTCGATGGACTTGAGGTCAGCACCGAGCACCGACGCGTCGGCACCGCCGCCGAGGTGCAGCGTCTTGTATGCCTTCGCAGAGCCCTTGTAGCTGGCGTCGAACAGCGCCTGATACTTCGGTAGTTCAGCGGACGACACCGATGCGTCGTACTTGATGACGACGTTGAGTGCGGTGCCGTTCTCGAAGTAGGCGAGCTTGTGCTTGGTGGCATGTGTGTCTGACTGGATGTCGCGCACGATCGGGGTGAGCCACGACATGCCACGCCACTGGGCGATCGGATCTGGCATCGGCGCGTAGTGCGCCATCCTGTCCGGGGAGATCAACACGGGCTCGGGGCGGGCAGTGCCACCGACCGTGGCCGTTGGGTGGTAGATGTAGCCGAGTATCTCGGCGCTGATGTCGTACGTCGATGCCGTTGGGTCACCACGGACACCGGAGAGGATCTTCACCCAGTCCGGACGGAGACGGCGGATACGGCCATCAATGATGGTCAGGAACGAGTTACCAGCGAGAGAAGCGTCCTGCTCCATCCGTGCCAGCAAGTCGCCGGTCGTGGCGTTCGCCCACGGCTGTTCAAGGATGGCCAGTTCTTCGGTTCCGAACAGGCGCCCCGGGCGACCGTTGACCAGTTGCTGGAACTGGAACCGGACCTCAGAGAACGGCAACATGCGGGCACCGATGCACGCCGAGACGATGCCGTTCGCCTTGTACAGGCCCGTGACATACGAATCGAAGTTGTTCTCGACCAGCTCTTCGCCGGCTGCGACACCGCTGAACGGTCGCCACACCACGTCGGTGTAGTCGTTGGCGAACGCGTTGATATTGAACGCCTTGCGCTGGCCCTGCACCCGGTCGAGCAGCGACGCCATCAGGAAGGGTCACTGTCTGGTGCTGGCTGGGCTTCGATACGTGACCGCACGTCGGCGATGCCGAGCTTCACGGCGCCAGCAGCCACCACGGCCACGACGACAACGGCGCCGATCAGTAGACCGATGACGTAGAACGGTGCGGCCAGGATCGTCAGGATGATGCGACCGAGACGGAGGTCTACGGCCTGCTCGACGGAGCGTTGAACGAATGTCGACATGCGTGCCCCTCTCAGGAGAATGCGAACCACGGCTCGGACGAGACAGGCGCCGAACTCAGTCGGCCGAGCGCCATCGTGATCGTGGTCAGAGGCGAAATGTCGCCGGAAGCGGAGCGCCTGGACCACATCTGGCCGCCGTCGCCCCACGGCTTCACGGCCGCCTGCTCCAGCGCCTTGCGAATCTTCAGGTCACCACGATGACGCAACATTGGCGCGTCACCCTTCGTGGCGTCGAGCAGCGCCCGGAACGCCTGCGCCTGCTCGTGTGGTGGCATCAGGTACACGGTCAGCCCTGCACGCTCCAGGTCTGGTGCCAGAGCCTCGCCGGGCGAACCCTTCGGCAGCACCGCCTCGGAC